AAATCGGTAAAGGTATTCTAAAATTTGATTGGTTAGATTTTGAAGGGAAGGCTGCCAACAAAGTACGAGATGATATTATTGCTTGGCTAGAATTAACTGCCGACTGGTCAATGACACTAGACGTTCCAACTTGGGCTTGTAGTAAAATCAATAGTCCAAGAACAGGATTAAAAACTCCCGAAGAGTGTCTTGAAAAAACAAGATACAACAATGAGTATTTTTTAAAACACAGGCTTGGTAAAACCAAATGGTTGAATGTACTACAAGGCAGCGACTGGATCAGTGCGCAAGAATGGTACGAGGGTGTTAAAGAATTCAATGACACAAAAATATACGGAGACCAAGCATTTGAAGGTTGGGCTTTCGGTGGCGTTAATATGAGCAAGATGGACATCACTCTCAAACGTTTGATGATCATGCGTGAAGAAGGGCTAATCAAAGAAAAGAGTTGGATACACTTTTTGGGCACTGCCCAATTAGATTGGGCATGTTATCTAACTTCAATTCAACGACAACTAAGGAAACACATCAATGAAGAAATTACCATATCTTTTGACTGCGCCTCACCGTTTGTCGCAACAGCACACGGACTCTCTTACACCAATCCAAGTCATACCTCCAAGAAGTTCAGTATTGTTATGGAAAAAGCCCCCGACAACAAAGCCTTGTCAGGATCAGATATTCCTTTCCCCTTTGAATCAGAAATTGGTCGCAGATTAACAATGGGAGATATTTGTTGGTATGCTCCTGGCATGCTGAACAAAATTGGCAAAGAAGGTAAAACTAGTTGGGATAGTTTTAGTTACGCATTATATATGAGTCATAATGTATATCAACACATTGTTGCTGTACAACGTGCTAATCAATTAGCCGATATTGAAAGCGCCAAACATAAACCTGATTGGCGTTCTTGGAAAAAACTCAGTGCTAAAGATATAGGTAGTGATCAATACAGTGAATTCATTCCAAGAAATATTTTATATTTTGATCGATTTGTTGAAGAATTATTTAATACCAAAACCCTAGACGAAGCAATGGACATGTTGGACAATCCAACTGCCAAAGCATTCCTAATTAGTTTGGCAGGAGCTCGTAATACTTCAAACGGACAAAACGACAATATGTTTGGTAATCTGTTTGATGTCGAAGAAGTTACCAACGCCAATGAAATAGATGTAACCAATCCCAACGATGAAAAATTAGCAGATTTGACAAATAAAATGTTGACAGGTGATGACGAATAACATATACTAAATTATGAAAAGAATTTATACATCCGGCGAGCACAATGACATTGTGTACTTTTACGGCAACGAAGTTGAACATACTCCTGCATTTGGAAAATACACTATGTTTGTAGTAGGAGTACAAGATACTACAGAGATCGCCAGGAATCTTACTTACGGACAAGCACCAGTTGAGCATATCTTTTTTGGTGCCAACATGAGTTTTAACCCTGCAGCCAACGACTATGAAGAATGGATACGCTGGGGGGACATGATTAAATTCTTTTTGGATCGAGATTATTTGTGTAGTTTAGATATTCCTATGAGTTGTGTTGAATCAATACATGATGATAGTTTAAATGAGTACAATAATTTTATTCCCCAGATTAGTGTTAAACTTCCATACATAGAACTATGGAACTATAACACTATGCTTAAAATCGATGATCGAGATTTTAATGCTACCAACCCCGGTGTGTGGACGCATAGTCTACATGATTTAAAAGATCGTAACAAATTCACTCCCTGGAGTGCTTATTCCAAAGATGAGATTATTAAATGATTCAAACGTATATTAAAATTAGAACTGAGTTCGAAGGTTTCCACAAATATCCTAACGCAGGATCGATAGATCCGCGTATCAAGTTCTTAGAAGATGAACATCGCCATATGTTCAAAGTTGAAGTAATGATCAGTGTCACACACCTTGACAGAGAGTTAGAATTCTTTTTAGTTAAATGGGCGTTACAAGATTTTATCAAAGGCGGAGATCAAAATCACAGATCCTGCGAAATGATAGCCACAGATATTCTAAATAATCATTTGATCCCCAACTACGGAGCCAACCGACAATATCAAGTCACGGTATCCGAAGACGGCGAGTCAGATGGTATCATAGCATATATTCCAGACTTTTCTACAACCAACTCCTAATAAGGAAAAAACAAAATGGCAAATATCCCATCATATGTTCAAAAAACTCTACGCATGAAGCCTGAGGTATCAAAGGTCTTTGATGATCTCGATGCATGGTTAGATCATTGTAGATTTAATCTATTGCCTTTTAACCCTAGCGACATGTACAGGTCACTGGAATACAAAAACTTCCAACGTACACAAGAGTATTTGGAGCGTAAGGCACGCCGTGAACGTGAAGGTCGTCCAGAGCCTACAGACAACCGCGATAGGAACTATCGCAGATGAGAAAACTATGGTACATGGGCTTAGAGCCCTAACTATTCTCGACGTTGTTTAACAATGTTAAAGAGTAAAAGACTTTGGCATTCTACGGATAATGGCTTTTGCTCTTGGTATAAAGCCATTTTTCTTTTGTATACATAGTCGTATAGTTTCCCAATCTTTGCGACCGAGACGATGTAAAACATTTACTTTGCCTTTGATGTATTCTGTAGTACCGTCGTTAAACTTTAGTTCGTAATACCACATAGCATTTTGTTTCATTGAATCAGATTTGGGCATACCTTTGCGAATACGACTCATACGCTCGCGAGTAATATCAGATGCTGTAGATATATTGTAAAAGTCAGATCCGCCATTGTGAGCATTGATCCAGGCATCGTTAAAGCGGGCGTCAATCTTATGTAGGAAACGACTTTCCCAACTTCTACACTCTGCTACCGTAGTAAAAGTTTTGCGTATACTAACCTTAAAAGCATCTCGGCCATCTTGTTCGATAAGCTCGTGTACATTACGAGATGAGGTAAAGTATTTGGTCCATAAATCTTCGGGTTTACAATAGCGACTATAACGAGATCCGTAATATCGTTTACCAGAAGGTAAATGAGTTATGATGTAAGTAAATGGGGTGCGGTCTTGAGCAGTATAAATATTCATACGCTAATAGTTCCTCTTCAACTGTTAGAGCCGGTGGATATTTCCAGTATCGCGATCGGCACTTTTATTTATCATTTTTCTTCCATTGCTGTTGACACAGGCCTAAATAATCTCTATAATAAACAACAAATGAGGTTATATAAAATGCGAAAACTATTCTATTGCGGACTTGAATCTTACAAGGCCCGCTACACACTACAACTACAAGATTGGAACGAACGAGTATTTAAGCGTCGGGGCATTGATTATGTTATTGTAGAAGGTGAAACTTTAGACACCGACAAAGCAATCGTCACTGGGCAGGTTTTAGATGCCCACGGGCGTACTTACTACTCAATGACTCAAATGGCCAATCTGGTCAAGATGATGAAACAAGGAGAAATAACCGATGAAGATGTCATCTATTTCGAAGATATGTTCACGGCCGGTATTGAGAGTTTGCCGTACATTCTTAATCAAGTCCCTAGTAATATGCGTCCTCGTATATTTGTCCGCTGTCTTGCTCAGTCAATTGATCCGGATGATTTCGTACATGTATGGGGCATGAGCCGGTGGATGGGCTTGTATGAAAAGATGGTGGACTCATTTGTTGATGGTGTACTAGCCAGCAATGAAGAGATGGTCATGCACATGAAGATTGCAGGCTGGGAGGCACCCATCTATAATATTAGCGGGCTAGCATTTGGCAAAGCAGAAGTACGTGGTCGTGTTGCTGGCGAGATCAAGCCATTTGATCAACGTGCCATGCGGGTAGGTTTTGCAGCACGTTGGGATCAAGAGAAACAACCCGACTTCTTTATGGACTTGATAGAAGAATGGAACCGTCAATATGGCAATAGCATTCCAGTAGAATTCTGTATCTTCAGTGGTGCTAAGTTAAAAAGCAACAACGACAGTTACATGGCACGTACACGTGACTTGCAACAA